ATGTTCTTTAATCCTAATTTTTGCTCTGAATACCAGTCAAGTGCTGAGTAAACAGTTCCAAAAGTTACAAGTCCAGCAGCTGGATTTTCTGCACTTGATGCTGCACCAACAATTGAAATTCCATTTGCTGATTTATTTGTTGAACCGATTCCTACGCTAAACTTATAAGTCGCTCCGTATGATCTTTGATTCTTGGTTCCTGGTGGGTTTGGAATTGGATAAATGTTTCCTTCTCTATCAGTCCAGTTGGTAACTTTTACATTGATTGTACTATATCCGATACCAGTGATGACTCCCTGCAGATAACCATTAATAATTTGCTTTTTACCAATCTTAGGAACAGACTTATCAGTGAATGATTGTGTGATACCGTATCCTACTTTAATTGCTCCAGAAGCAAACATTGTAGTAACTGCAGATCCAACATTCAGAATCTGATCAGCAGCATTATCAATTACGCAAACTTTTAAATTATTTGCCCATGTACCTGGGTTTTTTGCAGCAACAAACCAAGTTGTTGCTGTAGTATAATTATCATTAAACTCATCATCATTTTTAATTTTCAAAGACGAAAGAACCGAAGTACCAGCTCCAGATCTAATGTTAGAATTTCTTAAATTTGAATCATCACAACGAACAACCTTGAGTCTTCCACCATAAGAAAGAAAGCTGGAAGCAGTTAACCAGTATGCATATTCTTCGTTTTTTTCTCTAGGAGTACCAAAATAATTTACCAGATCATCTTCTGTGTTAACTTCATAAATTTTTTGTACTGGTCCTCTTGCCGAAGGAATAGCAATTACACCAACATTATCTACAGTGTCAGTAATACCACCTTTAGTTAAATCAACCTCATTAATTTTTACACCTGGAGATACTAATCCGATGTTAGCCATTTAATTCTCCCTACAGTAGTCTCATGTTTCTATGATTATTTATAAAATTGAATCTCTTAACGGTACTCCCACATGTAACTTATGTCTCCATATTCATCAGTATACCAACGATCTCCTTGATCATCCACAAAAGATGTTTCTCCTGTGCCATCTTCAATAAATCCAAAAGGAGCCATGTCTTGCTCTAATTGATTCTTTTGTTCTTCATATAATCTTTTTCTAACGTCCTGGTCGGTAAGTTCTTTAAAATAATCCTGTGCCACTAACCAAGCATAAATCACCATACACATTGCAAGGTCATCATTACAACCTTCTTCTGCCTCAAATGAATTATTTTTTTGAATGAATGTTGTGAGCTCACTAATGATGTTATAATCTCTGAAGACCACTTTATCTTCTTCTACTAAGGTTTTGAGATTAGAACATCCGACCTTTTTAACCGTCTTTGACATTTTGACTCCAAGTTGAGTCTTTTTACCAGAAAAACCTTGTCCAACAATCTGCCCAGCACGACCCCTCATAGAGCACATGAGGACGTTTGGATACTCCAAATCAAAATTAAGAATTGATGCTACCTGATCTCCAATGTCATTAACTTCACAAAGAATGTATGCATTATTATAACCCTTTGCCATTTCATGTATTATGCTTGGAAATAGCATTGGTTTAATTTCATTATTTCTGAATTTTGCAACAACTCTATGTGGAAATGTTGTAATGTCAACAACCACAAATGCAGAATAATCAATACCAACTCCACGAGCAACGTCTACGGTAATCAGATAATCGTGTTCATCTTGTGGATCTTCATAAACATCCATTCCTTCACCATTGGTTCTTGGATCATCATAGACCAAACTATTAAGTTTACTTGGTGAAATGAGAGTATCAACTGATCCCAAGAATTCAGTTTCAAATTCTACTTTGAATTGTTGTTCTGAAGTATTAGCAATTGTTTGCTTTTTCCATACCTCATCTCTTCCAGGTACTTCTGACCAGTGAACATCAGTCGGTACATATTCATTTTTATTTCTTTCCGCATCATGCCACATACGGTAGAAGTGATTCATACCGTGTGGCGTTGAAACTATAATAACCTTTGTTTTCTTACCAGAGGAAATCGTAGGATAAACAGATGCAAAGAATTGATCTGCAATGTTATTCGGAATGAATGCAAATTCGTCCAAAAAGATCACATTATAAGATCCGCCACGAACAGCAGAACTAGACGTTGAGTTTGCAGAGATTTTGGATCCATTCTCCAATTCTAGAGACAGTTTATTCCAATTGACCACTCCCTGCTGCATCCATTTGGGAAGATTCTCATAAGCAAGCTGAAGACGCCCTAGAAGGTCCCTGGCTGTGGATGCTTTGTTTGCTAGGATAGCAATGTTAACATTGTCGTTAAAGACCGCGTAGTGGAGCAAATAAGAGACTACAGTGGTTGATTTGCCAGTCTGTCTAGGCATCTTACAAATGTTAAAACGATTATCATGAAATCGTTGAATCATCCTCTCTTGAAATGGATACATGTCAAATGGAACAAGACCCTCATCCAGAGAAACAATTTTTACATAATTTTTTGCAAAATAAACTGGATCGTCTTTACAACGAATGAATTCTTGAATTTGATCTTGTGTAAATTCAACAGCAACGTTTGCCTTTTTAAGGTTCGGGTTGCCAAGATAAATGTCATCAGCTTTCATAAATCAAGTGCTGCAATAACTTCTTGTTGCTTTAAATATAGTTTAATGTATGCCTTTGCAAAATCTTTTGCTTGTTCTTCGTTTAGTTCATCTATAATTCTTGCTAACTTTTCATACTCAAACATTTTATTAATGTTTTCAAGTTCAATTTTGGATGGATCCATAATTTAACAGTTCCAAGCTCTTAAACTCTTATTTATCCTGCTATTGGGATCATTGGCAGTCTTTGCTGAAGTAAGTTTCTTTTTCATGCCTGACATACGGGCACAGAAAGATGCTCTACGGGGATTTCCAACTTTCTTTGATGGTGCCTTAAGGTCGCTTCCAGGATTCTCACGTTCGTAAGATTTGCGTCCCTTCTCATTCAAACCACCTTTTGTATTTTTACCTTCTGAACGTTGCCATGCAGCAACTTCTTGAATTTGAATCTCTTCTTCCATCCTTTTTCTAGCAGCAGCTGACATACTCTGATAACCAGGCATTGACTTCATATCTTCTACTGCTTTTTCATTTGCTTCTTTTCTTCTTTCCCAACTTAATTTTAATACTTTACTTTTATTGGGTTTATAATATTTTTTAACTTCCTCTTTTGCCAAAAGAATTGTAGGATCTACAGGATCGTATTCTTTTGGTTCAAAGTACATCAATTGAGCACCAGGATAAATCTTTTCAAGTTGTTTTTTAATATCCTGTGCTGTTGGTTTTTTGAGTGAAGGAATGAAAATTTGAACTTTGTACATCAGACCTCTCCAAGTAAATCTGATAACATAAGTTTGACCATACTCATTATACTTCATAACATTTGATGACTCTTCAATTTCTTCTCTATCACCTTCCATGTAATCAGAAACACTATCAAGATAATCTGCTGCCTTAGAAATTTTTGATTGAACCCATGCTTCCATGTTTCCTTCTCCTTTCAATTTATTCATCAATTTATCAATTGCCCTCTTTGCAGTTTGAAGTTCATTACGTGCCATTTGATACTCATAATCTTTCTCTTCATTTGCTGGATGAACTTTTGCAATTGAATATTTTTCCCATAAAGAAGGACCAAAACTACAATCTGATTTTGTTTCATTCTTCTTGCAAAGTGGACAATATCTTTGATCCTCTTTTGCCTCTGATTTTGTTCCCCAGTTTGCAGCACCAACTTTACGACATTTTACAAGAGCACCAGATGCATAAGCACTTGGCCAAACATCATAACGAGACTTAACTTTATTGTAGCAAGCATCTTTTTTCCCGCTACCCTTTCCTGGTTTATCTTTTACTTCATTGATGTATTCGTCTGCCAATGGCAATGAAGGTCCAGAAAGTTTTCTTTGTGCCGCTGCTTTTTCATTCGGATTATTAGTTCCGCTGGCAAGATTTCTAATCTTCTGCTGTCTCTGTGCGGATTTATGTGCAGAAGTATCAATTTGAAAACTCTGTTCATTCATTTTCTTTTTCCTTCCTTGACAGTGTGCTCTTTGGGAAAATCCTTTTGGATCTTTACAATTTATAGACTTCTTATATTTATCAGACCATTCTTCTGTTCTTACATTTGTTGGTTTTGCACCACCTGTTTTTTCTGGTTGATTTGGATCTAATCTATTTTTTCTGCGTCTTGCTCTCTCTTCGTCTTCTGAAGATAAATTTGCTGCCATTTTTGAACTACCACATTTTGGTGTGGAAGTTTGTCCAGGTTGACGAGCACAGGGTTTTCCTGCGTGTTTTCTACCAAGTTGCACCCACCCCTTTTTTCCGTCAGATGATTTTGATTTGTTAAACCAATCATGAAGACCTTCATCTCCAGATGTTGTCTCTTCGTTTGTAGGAACACAGTTGGGAACGGTTTTATTTCCCTTCTTCTTCAATCCTTTTTGTGTATAACCTTTCCAACATGCCTCTGAAAAATCTTTAAATTTTTTATGATGCTTCTTAGCATCCGATTCCATTTTCTTTAAACGTGTATAATAATCTGGTATTTCATCTAAATGTTGAAGAGCAATGTCCATTGCCATTACATTATTTTTAGTATGTTCATGCTCAATCGGAACTCCCATCTTAAGTTGATTTGCAATAAAAGAAACATCAAGACGATGCTTCTTTGCAATCTGTTCAACTGTTTTATGTGACTTTAATTGTTCGTTCATTTAACTTGA